CCTCAGGCGGCCTCTCGATCTCGGGCGCCTTCCTTGACGTCGAGGGCTCGCCGATCTACATTCCTCAGAGCGGACCAAAGAGGATTCGGATTCCAGCCTCGGGGCCTAAGAGGCTAGTCGTCTGATGGGTAGCGGCCTGAACGCCCTCGAGAACGCGGTAATCAATCACCTCTTCGGCGGCGCCTCGCTGGCGCAGCCGACCTACCACGTCGGCCTCTTCGACGCCGTCACCGACCTCGAGGCCGGGACTATCACCGAGATCACGGGCACGGGCTACGCCCGTAAATCCAGCGCGTCGGATTTCGCCTGGACGCGCTCGAACAATACCGCGGAGAACAACGCCGCGATCTCCTGGACCAACTCCTCGGGCGGCGCCTGGACGATCGAGGGCATAGGAATTTGGACCGCGCTCACCGGAGGGACGCTCCACTGGGGGCATACCTTCAGCGCCGTCACGGTCAATAACGGCGAGGGCGTCGAGATCGCCGCCGGCGCGCTCGACATCTCGATTGAGTAGTCGATCCCCATAACGGCCGGCGCCGCAACAGGCCCCGCGGCGCCGGCTGGCTTCATCTGGAGGAAACATGGCCCTGAACGCTTTCCTCGTCGACCTGCGTCGGATCCGCGATGGCCTCGATCGCTTCGAGGAGGTCCAGGGGACGAGCGTCCTACCGGCCATCAAGCGCGCCATCGCCGCGCTCGAGAAAATCGCGGCCGAGCGCCTCGAGGCCGAGAAAAAGGAGATCGGGCCGGCGGCGAAATGAGCGACACGGTACATGCGATAACGCGCGCGGGCAAGGCGGCGAAGGCAATAGGCGCCGTGCAGACCGCGCTCATCGGTCTCATCGCCGCGATGGGAGGCTACCTGACCCACGTGATCAACCGCCAGGACGACAAGATCGACAAGGCGATCAACCTCGTCCAGCGCCATATCGATGCGCCAGCGCATCGAGAGACGCTCGTCTGGCGCGAGCATATCGACGCGCAGCTCGTCGAGCTCAGGAAGGGCCGCGAGGACGCAGTGGCAATATTGCGGGAGATCCAGCAGGAGCTGAGGAGACGATCCGATGGACGCTGAGACCATGACGCGCCGGCTCAAGGTCACCTTCGAGGGGCCGCTCCGCATCCGCCGCCTCGACGGCTCGATCGAGGAGATCTACCCTGATCCGCCGCCCGTCCTCTCGATCCCCATGACGCCCGCCCTCGAGGAGCTCATCCGCTCGGGCGCCTCGGACAAGCAGATCGTACAGGCGATCGTCGCTGGCGAGCTAAACAAGGAGATCGACGTGCCAGCGGAGGAGACCGATGCCAGAGTCGATCGTTCGGAGTCTCAATAAGGTCCGCAAGGTCCCGAGCGCCATACTCGTCGGCAAGGAAATCTCTTGGGAGCTCGAGGAGTTTGCGGCGGGCGAATCGATCACCGCTTTCGTGGTCGACTCGATCACGCCGACGACCGCGCCCGCGCTCCAGGTCGTCGGCATCGGCAATCTGGGGGCGGTCTCCCAGATCCGGATCGAGGGCGGCGTCGCCGAGAACGATTACCTGGTCGCCTTCCACGTCGACACCAACCAGGGCCAGAAGCTCTACGGCGAGCTTCTGGTCGAAGTCAGGGCGTGATGGGAGAGGCGACGCGCGTACACGAACCCTACCCTGGCGCCGCGCGCGATGGGCGTCCGAAGCGCCAGCGCTATCGCGTGCGCGCCGCGGATGGTCAGTGGTACTCCAATCGCCGCTGGCGCCGCCTCCGCGCCGCGATCCTCTCGCAGCACCCGGGCTGCGCCGATCCGCTCGGGATCCACCACCGCGCGCGCCATGCCTTCGTGGCCGCGAGCGAGGTCCACCACTTGATCCCGCGCCGGCGCGCGCCCGAGCTCGCCTATCGTCGCGACAACCTCCAGGCCCTGTGCAGCTCGTGTCATTCGAGGCTGACCGCGATCGAGCAGGCCGAGCTGAGGAGAGAGGATGGCACTGGCTGACCGCGCGAGCGGTCGAAATTTCTTTGGCGCGATCCTGACGCCGCTGTCATCGTGGCGGGGGTAGGGGGTCTTTTTCTAGCGACCCGAGCGCTGTTAGGCTCCCCCCACAGCCGCGCTTAAAAACTCACGGGTTCGGCCATTTTCCCTCGGTTTCCGAGGGAAAATCAGGAATTGACAGAAGCGCAAGAGTGGACTGATGGAAAAGACCTCCGGACCTCGGCCGACGCCGAGCGAGATCCTGAAGAAGCGCGGCTCGTGGCGCGCGGCCGCGCGCGATGGCGACGTCGTCGCGACGCGCGTTCGGCGGCTGCCGCCGGCGCCGGCGTGGCTCGGGAAGATCGCGCGCGCCGAGTGGCGCCGCGTGACCAGGCTCCTCGATGGCATCCAGCTCCTCTTCGAGCACGACCTCCAGCTCCTCGCGCTCTATTGCCAGGAGCTCCAGGTCTACGTCGAGGCGCAGGCCTCGATCAAGGAGCACGGGCTCGTCGTCGAGATCTACAAGACCGAGACCGATGAGGAGACGGGGCGGATCAGCTACGGCGCGCTGAAGGAGATCCGGAAGAACCCGGCGCGCGCCGTTGCGGCGCAGGCCGCCGTGAACGTGAAGGTGCTCGCCGCCGAGTTCGGGCTCTCGCCGTCGGCGCGAGTCGGACTCCGGAACCCGATCTCGAAAACGAGTGAGCCCGAAATCATTGACAAGGGCCGCTTCTTCTAGACGCTCGCCGCCGGATGTGCCGCGCGAGTGGCGCGAGCGCTGGGAGCTCATCCCCGGCTACGATCCCGAGCGCGATGCCGAGGGCTATCGCTTCGACGCGAGCGTCGCCCTCGATGCGATCGCGTTTTTCCGCGAGTGCCTCACGCACGTAAAGGGGAAGCTCGCGGGGCAGCCCCTCATCCTCGAGCGCTGGCAGGAGGCCATCGTCGGCGCGCTCTTTGGCTGGCTCTCCCTAAGCGATGGACTGCGGCGCTATCGCGAGGCCTTCGTGTTCGTACCGAAGAAAAACGGGAAGACGACGCTCGCCGCCGGCCTCGCGGCGAAACTCCTCTACGCTGACAGGGAGCTCGGCGCCGAGGTCTACTCGGCCGCGGCGGCGAAGGACCAGGCAGCGATCCTCTACGGCATCCTGAAGACGATGGTCACGCGCGAGCCGTTCCTTCGCACGCGCTCGAAGATCTATCGCTCCTTCAAATCGATCGAAGTCGCAGAAACCCAGTCGGTCTATCGCGCCCTCGCCGCGATCGCCGACCTGGTCGATGGACTGAACGTCCATGGCGCCATCTGCGACGAGCTCCACCGCTGGGCGGATCGCGAGCTCTACGACGTCCTCGAGATGTCGACCGCCTCCAGGGCCCAACCTCTCATCGTCTCGATCACGACCGCGGACTACTTCCGCGTCTCGATCTGTAACGAGAAGTACGAGTACGCGACGAAGGTCAGAGACGGCATCGTCCGCGACGCGCGTTTCCTCCCGGCAATCTGGGAGGCGGCGATAGAGGATGACTGGACCGATCCCGCCACCTGGCGGAAGGCCAACCCCAATTTCGGCGTCTCCGTCACCGAGGAGTACTTCCGCGCGAAGTGCGCGAAGGCGCTTGCCTCGCCGACGATCGAGAACGCCTTCAAGCGGCTCCACCTCAACATCCGGACGAAGCAGGATGTCAAGTGGATCCAGCACCACGTCTGGCAACGTAACTCCGGGACCTCGAGTCTCGCGCCGGTCATCCCGATCGTCCCGGGCTCCGATCTCGAGGCGCTCCGCGGCCGCGAGTGTTTCGGCGGCCTCGACCTCTCATCGACTACGGACCTGACCGCGTTCGCGCTCGTGTTTCCGTTCCCCGAGAAGGTCTACAAGATCGTCGTCTGGTACTGGGTCCCTGGCGAGATCCCGGAGGAGAAGGAGCGGCGCGACAAGGTGCCGTACATGACCTGGTCACGCGGCGGCTGGATCGAGGCCTGCGGCCAGAAGGTCATCGACTACAACCAGGTCCAGGCGAAGATCCAGCAGATCCTGCAAGTCTTCGACGTCCGCGAGATCGCGTTCGACCCCTACAACGCCCAGCAGATGGCGAACGCGCTCGAAGACCAGGTGCCGATGATAAAGTTTCCGCAGACGAAGAAAAACTACACCGAGGTATGCAAGGAGTTCGAGCGACTCCTCCTCCTCGGGAAGATCGATCACGGCGAGAACCCCGTCCTCGCCTGGAACGCCTCGAACGTCGCTCTTGATTACACGGGCCCGGACGCGATGATGCCCTCGAAGAAGAAGTCGTCGGAGAAGATCGACGGCCTGGTCGCGAGCCTGATGGCATTCGCGCGCGCGATCCTGACGCCGCCGAAAAAGATCTCGCGCTACAGGACGCGCGGGATGGCGTAAGGGGCCTCGGAGATTGAGATGCTCGGCTGGCTCCGCCGCCTCGGCCGTTACCTCGCACGCTCCTACGAGCGCCCGTCCATCCCGCTGACGGGCGACCTGGACGACGACCATCCATTCCTCGGCGGCGGCCGCTCCGGCGCCGGCATTGCGGTCAACGAGACGACGGCATTACGGCACGGGCCGGTCTATCGCGCCGTCAACCTGATCGCCCGCGACATCGCCCGAGTGCGCCTGGAGCCTCGGCGTAACCAGGGATCGGGATCGATCCCAGACCGCCGCCATCCGCTCTACCGACTGCTCCGGCGAGAGCCCTACCCGGGCCAGAGCGCGATCGTCTGGAAGATGCTCGTCATGGTCGATTGGCTCCTCTGGGGGAACCACTACTCGTTCGTCGAGCGCGATGACATCGGGCGTCCGCGCGTCGTCATCCGGATCGCGCCGCAGCTAGTCGAGCCGCGCCGGACCGACCTCGGCGAGCTCCTCTATCTGGTCAAGGTCGAGGGCTCGCCGGCGCGCCGGGTCATCGCGAGCGACATGAT